AATAAACCCGGGATGAATTTACCTATTTTAATAAGTCCCATCTCACCAGTAGAAAGCGATTTCCTCGAATGATGAACACGTTTACCGTGTCTCACGTGTGTTACGCTTTTGTATCCCTTACCATTTTTAATATGAACCTTATGCGTCATTTTGCTTCCGCCGTGCATTTTATATTGTACATTTGAATACTTAAAGGTATTTAAATTCATCTTAAATATATATTATATTAAGAAATATATTTGTTATTTATATAAATGAAGTTCGACGCACATACTATTATCCATTTATTCCATATATTCCTTGTTGGTCCATTATTCCTATATGTAGGAATTGAAGCAACTAACATCCCTAAGATAATGTATCCAATTCTTTTGGGTTTAGGTGCATTTTTAATAGCGTACCACCTTTATTTAGCGTACAAAAGGACAATTGATGGCAAGAGTGCCTGGGTTAATTACATTCACGCCTTAATTATTGGTCCTTTGTTAGTATATATTGGTTACAATAAGACAGATACATCTCGAAAGTTCTTTGAAATATTATTGATGCTTGGTATGGCAGCAATTGGTTACCATGGATTTTATTTAGTTAAATCGATGTAAATATTAATTAAAATATATTTTTATATTGCGTTAGAATATAAATGGGAGGAGGAACCGGAAATATTAGAACTTATAGAATATCCGCGTCCAATGGTTACAGAACCATTGGATCAATGCTCGCCAACGGATCTAGTGGCGCTGGCGCCGGATCTACTAGACGTATTTACGCTTATTACCAAAGAAATGGAATAAATGTAGGCAATGGATTTTATGCCCAAGTTTTAGGAGTAAACTTTGGGCAATTCAAGGATCGCGCTCAATGGTTTCTTAGTAACGCTGTTTAAATGAAATGAATTTAAATCAAAATCAAATAGAAATATTTGTTAAGTTGAATTATTTAACTTAACAAACCAACGTCATTCTTTTACGTAGTTATGGTCGCGCTTCTAGTCATTCTTTTACGTAGTTATGGTCGCGCTTACGCGCTTATCCACTGCTTTGTTAGTACTTTTTTAACACTATCCAATGCACCTTCCGTCCAACCCTGATTTGGCGCCACCACTTCCCCCACAACAAGCATATTTTGCATTGGATGTTGTGCCTTATCAATGAATTCTGATCTCAAAGTATGATCTAAAGGTGTATAATAATGTGTACCAACAGGCCAATAAAAGTTCAAGAGCGCTGTTATTTGAAGTGAGTTATCAGGTAGTTTCAAAGTCTTAGTCAATAACTCACAAAAGAATTCACGATTCTTCGCAGTATTTTCCAAATGGTCTTTCAATAACAAAGCATTATTATTATCCGAGTAGGCGATCATATAAACACCTTTATCCAATGAAATAGGTATTATCTTCTGTAATGGTCCAGAAACAATTGTATATTTTGGTACTAAATGGCGCATTATTTCGGCAGACGCTTTCGGAAACTTCGCATACAGTCGCAAAAATGGTTGTGGTTTAATATGATTGTAGATCTTGTATTGCGGGAGCAGTTTTTGAATACCAGTAATCGTCGTCGCAATAATCACCTTTCCGCAATAATATTTTGTACCCTTTTCAGTAAGCAATTCGAATCTGCTATTTATTTTGTCATTTTGAATCGGTGTAATACTAACAACATTATTTGATGACCGCACATGGTTTGAACCAATTGTATGTACCATTTTTTGTATCAATTGCTTCCAAGGAATATCAAGTCCAGTCCATCCTGCCGAATTATCATCCATACCGTACTTATAAAGCGTCTGATAAACGTCTTCATTTTCATAATCAGTGTATCCAACATTAGTAATAAAATCATTATACACTTTGGCGCCTAAATAGGACTTGGCGAAACTCTTGAATGTTGTAACGGGATTCCCAAGACGCTTATATTCCTTGCGAAGATCCTTAACAATCGGTCCAATTGAAACCTTATTGTCTACAATGTAGTTCATATCAATGTTAAACTCACTGTATTTTATATGCATCTGTTCTAACAAATCAACTAACAAATGATCCTTTTCTTTACGTCCAATACCAGCGCCAGTTACAACAGTAGTTCCATAAAACTCCTCATTACTCATGCGTCCACCAATCCACTGCTTCTTGTATTTTTCCAAGACCATAAATGATGTATTCGGCGACATTTGTTTAATATTGTAAGCGCTGTAAAGACCAGCGATCCCAGAACCAATAATAATAATATCATAATAATTAGTCAACGTAGATGTCATAAACTACAATAATCAAATATATTTTATTTGTTAGTATGTCTAAATTTCACAGTTTTATTTTTCTTACATCTAAACTTTCCTCGAGAGAATCCCTTCCGATTAAATATCGTTTTACTACAAATGCCAATTGCCTGACCTTCAGTAATAGGCGGTGTTTGCTTTTCTTTAACCTTTTTAATACATCGGCACAATTTTTCCGACATAATATTTTCTGCCTGCTTCTTCAGCAGACGTTTAGATTTTGGGATATCCATTTTATAATATGTCAAAATATCCTTGTAATCTTTATTTGTTAGTTCAGTAGACATTGGATATATTAATAATACCCGATATTTTAATTTTGATTTATTAATATCACATTATATATTAATGAGTTGCGATTCCAAAATAGTAGTATTTGATTTAGATGAAACCCTAGGTTATTTTTCAGAATTTGGTATGTTTTGGGATGCATTAAAAGGATATATAAAAACTAATAATATTGATTTCATTATAAACCAAGAATTCTTCAATAAAACGCTGGATTTGTATCCGGAGTTTTTAAGACCAAATATAATAAATATTCTAACCTATTTAAAGCAGCGCAAAAAAACGAAACACTGCTACAAAATCATGATTTATACGAACAATCAGGGACCATATGAGTGGTCTGTTCAAATTAAGTCCTATTTTGAAGACAAGATCAATTACAAGTTATTTGATCAAGTGATTGGTGCATATAAAGTCAATGGCAAACAAGTTGAACTCGGTAGGACTACTAATGCCAAGACGCATTCTGATCTTTTAAAATGTACCAAAATACTTGAAACAACGGATATATGCTTCCTAGATGACGTTTATCATCCTGGTATGAGTCACGACAAGATCTATTATATTAATATAAAAGCGTACGAACATGATCTACCATTTGTTACCATTGTTGACCGTTTTATCGCCAGTGGGTTGATGAATTCGGATGACCCTACATCAATGAAGGAGTATATTATTGCGTTTATGAAACGATACAACTACATGTATGTAGAGAAGATGCCCGGCGAACTCGCGGTAGACAAGGCGCTGTCGAAGAAAATTCTACAGCATCTTCAGGTGTTTTTTAATCGGCGCAACAAACTAACAAGAAGCAAAACAGGCAGACGTGAATTGTGTATAAAAACACAAACGCACCGATTAAGATATGTTAAAAATAGAACGCTCAAGAAGTTATCGACGCTAATAACTAACAATGATATCAAAGATAAAATACAATAAATCAAGTTTCTTTAATTAAATTTAAATATCGATTCGATTTCATTTAGATAATATTTTAATATACCTTCAAACGCAGTAGTTGTTAGTAAGAACATACCGGCGCTAAACGCAATTTTAGCGTCCAACTCAGTAAACTTTACACGTCTAAATGGATTAAAACGCAATATTAGAAAGAGACTAACATATAACTTGGTATAACTTTGTAATGTACCTAAATATTCAGGCGCACTTGATGAGAGTCCTGATGCAATTATGAAATATAAGGCAAAAGATAGAAATGTGATTATGTTGAATGCCTGTTGTTGAAATTTATGAAGATCTTTATTAAAAAACATTGTTATTTATATATTTAACGAATAAAGAAATAATATTATTTAAATATTTAAAATATATCAAATATATAAATATGAATGAACTTGATTTTAATGATGGATCTGCCTCACAGAGAGCAAATGTAATGAATTCTAGGGCGTACAATCGCAATATTCCTAGTCAACCACTTCAACCGTATTTAGACGCCAGATCTGTATCGACCAAATATGCTACGTTGCCTGTAATTGATTTAAGAAAACCGATTAATACGCCGTTAAAACAACAAGCAACATACAATCCGTCCCATACTTTTAACCCTGGTAATGATTTTGGACCTTGGTCTGGATTTGCTTCTAATATAAATCATGAATCGGAATTACGTGGACAAGTTTACGCACTACAGAACTGCGACCAGGCAACTTATGTACCTCCTAGTAGCAGCAATTTGTACAATTATAAATGGCAAAATAACAAACCAACTAATCAACCCTTTCCTGACTTATTTAAGACAGAAAAGTTCAATATGTTTAATCCGAATCCGAACCCAGAACAAATTGGTTTTGGATTATTTAACAACGCAACAAGACAACAAGTAAAGGACTTAACAGTACCAACAACTTGCAGTCCATCTGAAACCAAATAAATCATAATACAATAACACAAATTATTTATTCGTTAAATAAATAAATAATTATTTAAACTAACAATATAAGACATGTCGGATGACTTAGTGAATCAAATTACATTGAATTATTTAATTAGCAAATCTCAATTACAAAAGTTAAATAATAAAATTAAGCAGAAAGAGCAAGACAACATGAAGTCGGATAAAGAGATCTATAAAGATCAAATTGGTGAATTGTTTACTAAGTGTTTGAATGATGAATTTCCTGATGACCTTTTACAAGAAGTACGTAATAGTTTTACCTATTTTATTGAAAAGAGTGTCTATTATTTGAAATTAAAGGCGAATAAACCGGATACAAGCGCAAGCGCAAGCGAAGCAGATGAAGACGCTGTCGTAAACTTAGAAGCAGAAGAAGAAGCAAGCGAAGAAGAAGAAGCAAGCGAAGAAGAAGCAAGCGAAGAAGAAGAAGAAGAAGATGCAGAAGAAGAAGAAGAAGACGTAGACGAAGAAGCAGTTCCACCTGTAAAATCCGAGCGAGTATTTAAAAAGAATAATAAAGTGGTTCATTCAGAAGGTGTCGAAAACATCCAACAGTTGCCATTAGACTGGTTTACTAAGGTACGATGCAGTTCCAAACAAAACAAGAGTGTTCCGGTAAAAAATGTGAAAAAATAAAAATATCAATAATGTATATGAAGACAATAAGACTAAGAAAAAGGTATAATAAACATACAAGAAACAAAAATAAAAGTCATAAACATAAAAAAAGAAATGTTAAAAACAATAAAGGTTCAAAGATTAAGCCATTTGTTAAGTTGAATTGTAGTCCAAAGGGCAAGAACGAAGTAAATGAATATACATGTTACACCGATGATGATCTTCATAAATTGCGCAATATGTGGAATGCAAGACACCCCGACAGACCCATCACTACAAACGACTCCAAAGAAATATGGAATATGCTCAAGAATTATTATGCCAACATTTGTAACAAAGAGTCATGCTGGATTCGACAAATGACAAAGGGTACAAAAATGGAGAAGGAATTACTTGATTCTTTTTCACCCGAGTCACCGAAAAAATGGGAAAAAAATCCAAATGAATGGTTGTCTAGTATTGATATTATCGAAGTCATGAATCAATATGAAAAGACATATTCTTGTTTTGATTTCATAGGTCCGTCTCCGATTGATTATGACACGCATCAATTATATGGTGAATGCGTGTGGGAAGAACTTTGCCACTTCAATTTGGAACAACAAATTAAGAAAGGTAAGACTAAAATAGGCGTCATTTTTAACACGGATCCTCATTACAAGGGCGGTGAACATTGGATATCCCTCTTCATCAATATTAAAAAGGG